GATGACGAAGTTACCCTTACCACGGCGGGTTTCCTTGGCGATTGCATTGCACTCACGCTCAATCTGGAAGACCAGACCACGGAAACGTTCTGCAGACCAACGGCCATCGGAGTCGAGGTCGAGGTTGTAGGTTCCTGCGGCGGTAACGTCGGTTTGCTGAGTTCCTTGACGGGCAACCCAGTAGATGCTGCGGACGATCTCGCGGTTGATTTCAGCAAGAATTTCAGTGCTGAGAAGATTAGCGAGCTCGGCTTCAGCGTCAAGACCGTGAACAGCCTTGAGGTCTTGTGCCAATTCGACGGTGTAACCAGCAGACAGAGCACGGCTTCCGGCTGCAACAGAGACGCGGTCGATTGTGAACGACATCTTGTTGAGAACGTTTGTAGTGGTGTTTGCTGCATCAAAGCTCAACGCTTCACCAGAAGAGGTGAGCATAGCTCTCATGCTGTCAAAGTTACCCTGACGCTTACCGGGACCGAAGTTTCCTGCGGTTGGATAAGCGGGAGTAGCAGAAGAAGAGGTGGGGTTTACACCAATCAGGCTAGGCGAAGTACCACCTGCGGCAGTAAAGCCACCGGATGGACCGCTGATACCAGAGAAGCGAGGATCTGGCTCTTGGAACATAGCTTCGTTGCTTAGTCCTGGAACTGAACCATCGCCGTACTTGGCGCGCATGGCAAAGATAAGACCAGTTGGGGCGGTCATTGGCTGAACGCCGCAAATGTCATATGCCATTAGGTTGGGCATAGCGCGACGAACCAAGCTGATGAGGATTGGGTCGTATCCGCGAATGCCGCCTTGTGCGGTTGAAGAAACAACGCCACCGATATCGGTTCCGGTAGTCATGTTTTCTGCGAGGTACTGATCGCGCTGTGATTGTTCTTGGTTCTCAAGAAGAACAGCGGTGCATTTTGCCTTCCACTCGTCGCCAATGGCGGGGAGTGAATCGTGTCTGAGGACAGGGTCCCACTTTTCTGTGAGAATGTCGTATGGGGTTTCGTCTCTAAAGCTCATTTTAGTAATATCTCCTGTGGATTAAAATTATTTAGTAAAGTTAAATTTTCTTGGCCAGTCTATTCAAGGTCATGGCGTAATTCTCAACCAAAGTTGTTGGTACGCTTGGGGCCTTGCTAAAGGTCATTTCTGGAGCTGGCATCTCCGGAATTGAGACTCTTGAACCAAGGTAGTGTTCCTTGAGTGTCGAGAGCTTAGTCTTGTACTCGTCAATTGAGTTGAAATCAATGTTTTCGATCAAGGAAGCGAGTTTCTCAACTTGAGTATCGGCAAGATCTTTAGTTTCGTTGATAAAGATTCCAGCGCACTCAGCGATGAGGACTTGCTTCTTGAGATCCATGTTTTCACGGATGACGGAATTTAGGTCAGTTTGAAGATTTGAGGTTTGCTCGTACAGGCCGTCAAGAACGTTGTACTTCTCGGCAGGAACATCAACATAGTGCATCTCAAAGAGTTTCTTGAGACCAATGATGAAGTTCTCGGAGAGAGTGGATTTGATTCCAGTCTCAACGGCGAGTCTGTTGTCTTGCATCCACTCCTCGACAACGTAGTCGAGATAATCATCAATTTTTTCGGTTAGATTGACGGTGATCTGACCAAGCTTGCCTTCAAATTGCTCTTGAAGGGCTGGGGCGATCTCGTCTGCAATTGCCTTGAGCTTTTGGTCAACGGCTGCTTCAAAGAGGGTTCTAACTTGAACAAAGAAAGATTCAGAGAGGTTTACATCAGCAAGAAGAGAACGAAGGCTGTCTTCGAACTCTACTGCCTCTTGCATCTCCTCTTCCTCTTCCTCTTCTCCTTGGTTTGCAACTACTGGAGCAGCACCTGCGCCACCGGGACGAAGGCTGGCTTGATTCATAGCAGCAGCATTGGGAGCAGCGGTGGGTTGGGGCATGCTAGACATCTTGCCATTAGTGGAGTGAGAAGTCTTTCCCAGACCATCTTGATTGTATGGCTCGATGTTTTCTTTAATAATGTTCATTAAATAGTCGTTTGTGAGGTTGTTGCTCATTAGAGATCCTTTATGCTTTAGTATTTAGTTAAATTATATCTTAATATTTGTTTAAAATTTTATATTACCCACACCATATCTTTGATTACTTGGAAGGCAGTAAATCTAATTTTTTTGCAAGCGAACCAAGGAAACCAAGAACTCCACCATCGTCCTTTTTGCGAAGAGGAATGGTTTCAGTTCCTAGGTTTTTATAAAAATTGCTGACATTTGACATCCCACGAACTGCTTCTTGGTGTGCTTTCATTTCTCGGTCTAAACGCGAATATGCATTCATTCCAAGATCAAGTCCTACATCCAATACACCTTTTCCAATCAAAGATTTTGCCTTACCAGGGGCATATTTTGCAGCACCATAAAGACCACTGGCAAGTTGTCCTCCGGCTTCTGCGGCTTCTTTTTCATCGTCTGGGATATCTCCTAGAACAGATGGGTCAACAAGAGGTCTTTCCTTTTTTTCGCCTGTTGCTGGTTTAGGAGCAGGGAAAGGAGAATTCGCTGCATCTTTATCTACTGCATCCTTTACGCCACCGGGAAGGCTATTTGGGAAATCGTTAGGATCCCGTTCGTCCTTTTTGGCTTCGGTTGCTTCGTTGATGTAGTATAAAAGCTTGCGGGCGGAATATCTCATATGCTCTTTAGGAAATGCTTAAAGACAGTAATCATGTTTCTTTCAAGATTTCTGCTTGAGCTTTTTTGAATTTTATTCTGATAACCTTCAATGACCTCAGCGCGCAGCAAACCATTGTCCCAGACCCACTCTTTTCCTTCCATGATTCCATTTACGAAAGCATTTGGGGCAGATGGATCTGCAACGATGTCAATTGCTGCAAGCATAAAGTCTTCTTGAACTTCTTGGTAACCGTTTCTTGGCTTGAGCGATCCCATACCACGGCTGGAAACTCCAAGCTTGGCTCCCTCTGTGATGAGGTTCTTGACAATGTTTCCCATTGGAGTGCTTAAAATTTTAGCACGACCAACTACATCATTGTTAGATTCCTTGAGATTCTTAACCATGTGTGATACACGGTCAAGATTTACGGTTGGGCCAGTGGGGTGATTAAGTTCGCCCAGAGCGCGACCTTTGTCAACGTATTCGCGGATATATCTACGGCACTCATTGACCAGAGTAGGAGCGGGGTATACGCGTCCGTTTCTGTTCTTTACGCCGCTTTGCAAGAATACGCCTTCGATGAAATAATCCTTACCACCGTTAGCAGCGTCTTCTTGGATGTATTTTACGTCTTCGACTAGTTCGGTGATAAGTTTCATGGATTAGTATGCTCCGTAACTATGGCGAATGCGGTCTCCGCCCATTTGTTGTTGTGGAATCTCTTCGCCTTCTTCGGTGTCCTCGGTCTCTTCCTCTTCGCCTTCCAACTCTTCTTCGTTCTCTTCGGCTTCAGAGATAGTGAACATGTCTTTGGCAACGTTCTTGTATTCGCCATCGAGACGAACTGCAAGCTTCTCAAGCAAGACCTTGTTAACAATTTGACGGAAGTCAACTGCGTTCTCGTTGACGATTGATTCGATTAGGGTGAATTTGTCGCTCATTTAATTAATCCTTGTAGTTTTTTTGCAAATTCTAAAGTTTGCTTAAAGTATTTTGGTGACTCAAACATGTTCTTGGCCAAAAGCTTTTGGTTGCTTTCATTCAGCTGATCAAAAAGAAGCTTCAGCGGTTTAATTTCTTGCTCTGTAATATTTATAATAGATGCATTTTTAAATTCAATTTTTGCGTTCTTTTTGGCATCAATTTCATTTAAAGTGAATAACAGCTTTTTGATGTCTTCGTTTACATCAATTTTTTGGTGAGTTTCTACAGTGCCCATATTTTCAAAAATTTTAACAGATAAATTTTTGCAAAGTTCTTGTTTTCTCAGATCCAGTTCCTGAAGTAGTCCTTCTGTGAATAGATCCTCGTACCCTTCAAAAAGGGTTTCTACAAGCTTATGGACTCGTAAAGAACCCATCATTGCTGTTGTGCCCCTTCTTCTGGCTGCTCTGCTACTCCTGCCTGTTGCTGTTGTGCAGCTTGGGCAGCTTGCTGGGCCTGAAGTTTCATGGCGTCTTCCTGCATCTCGCCTTCCATGGTCTTCAGTTCCTCGTCGGTAAACCGCATGATGTTCTTCTGAATATATTTCTGAGAAAAATACTTTCCAACAAAACTCTCGGCGTTGGAAACCATCTTGAGGCGTTCTGTAAGAATTTCGCCTTCCTTCAGATCCCAGAAATAATTGTCGGTGTTGAACTTGAAATTGATGTAATACTTTATCGAATTCCAGTCTTCCTCTGTCAATGTACCAGTGAGTAACAATTCAATCTTCAACAGATTCATGAAGATTTGGCTAAATTGGTGGCGAAGACGCTCAATGAATTTATAGAATTTAAGTTCTTCGCGAGTGATGTCGGAAGCACGTCCCATATTGAAGCCGCTGTTGCTGTCCAATCGGCTTGATGGTACGTTCAGCGCTGTGTACAACTTCTTTTTGAAGTATTCAACGTCTTCGATCTGGGACATTGCTTGGCCCCCCGGCAGCACTGAAATTTCTGTTCCTTTGCCGCCTTCTCTACGGGGAATCCAATAATCTTCAAGAATCGATAAATGATTTTTATCATCTTTAATTTCGCCTGTTCCTTGGTTATATACAATTTTGTTTCTAAAACGGGACATCATGTCACGTAGATATTGTTCTGCTTTTTGCTTGGGAAGCTGACCAACGTCTACGTAAAATGCTCTTCTTTCTGGTGCACGGGCAACGCGGTATACCATGAGAGCATCTTCAAGTTGACGCAACATGTTTACAGGACGAATCGCCTTGTGTAGATATCCGATTACTCTCTTTGTATTCAGGTCTATGATACCTGAGTGCACATATGCAATTGCATCCTTGGAAATACGAATGCCTTGGTTTGCTGTGGTAAGGTATGATTCTTTATCTGTATTTGAATAGATGTAAAACTCTTCAATATTCTTGATCAAGCTGATCATACCGGTTTCCATGTTTGCAGCTTGCTTCTCGATATGCTTTATCTTCTTTGTCTTCAGGGGATCGAGCGGAATGAGTTCTTTGATACCATCTCTGGGATTCTTCTCATCAATCGCAATGTAAAAGAAAAGTTTGCTATCAACGTACCAACGGCGATATATTTCATATGCCTTGGAGTTAAAGTCAAGCATACGAAGAAGTCTGTCGTATGAAAGGTGAACTTTTCTTTTTACTTGGTCGGAAAGAGGAACTTCGGTCAAATCAATCTTAACTGGCTTTCTATCGGTTCCCCAAACAATAGAAGCGTTTACAATTTCATCAATAGCAGCGTCAACCTCGGGATAGAGGGACATGTTTCTGTACTGAATGATGTTTGCATTTTCATCTTTGAGACTTGTGGAATAATCGATGTATGTTCCAAATACACCACCGGCTTCTACAGCAACGGTTCCATCAAAGTCCTCTTGTGCAAGAAGACGCTTCGGCCCTTTCAGAATATCATTAGAATACTCTGGTTGGTCCGAGGAGCGCTTTTTGCCAATTTCAAATCCAAATAATTCTATGCTCATGATGATCTTTCACAATATTTAGACTCAAAATAAACAGTTATTATGGCTCATTTATATCTTCTACTTCTATAGAATCGTATAACATAATAACAGAAAATGTATTTAAAAAGTTTCTACGAGTCATATTAAAGTCAATATCGGTTACGCTTTTTGGCCAACATCCATATAAAGTAAATGTTTTAATCACACTTTCATTTAAATCTAGATGTTCTATTGTCCAAGTATTTTTATAATTTAAATATGGCGTAGAAGTAGCAGTTGTATTTGTATCATGCTGGTTTATTTTTGTTTGCCAATCTACAAATTTTTTCCATAAATTGGTGCCAGTAGCTGTAGATGTTCCTTCTCCAGAAGATCTATCATCATAAATTGTCATTTGCCAAGGAGCATACTGTCTATCTCCTGGAATATGAAGCTTTCTTCCATATCCATGCATTTCTAATGTAATATTGGTAACAGGAGGAATAAATGTCGATCTTACATGAAATTTATAATAGTTCTGCGTATTTGACGCAGTTGCATTGTCTGTTAACCCAATTGCTCCCTGAACTTGAAATCTATTGGCGCGGGTACCACCATTAAATCCATCTTTAAACTTGCTAATGTCCATTTATTGTCCTATTAAATATTTGTGTCTATTGTATAATAATCAAATGTAAATGTTACACTAAAATTTATAAGACTTCCACCTTCTCCCATATCAAAACTAATTTGACTTATTTCAGACGGCCAAGCATGTTGTAAATTTATTTTTCTTATTACTGTATGACCTGTGGTAGTACTGCCACCGCTTGGATCATGGAGTTGATTAAACGTAACAGTTTTTAACAAAGTGCCTCTTGAAAATTTTTGATCTCCTGTTGTATTGGTTACGTGAGAGTTGATCAAATTCATCCAGCTATGAAATGCATGCCAAAGGTGTTTATTACTGGTACCGCTAATATCATCAATAAAAGTTACAGTCCATGGCTTATAATCTCTATCTCCTGCGAAATGTGCTACACGACCCATCCAAGG